TATTCTTTTCTTTATATATTTTAAGTATACACTATCAATACCCTGGACTAATAGGATAAAACGGACATATAGTATGAATCCATTTATAACTCTTTTATAACGATATTAATTATATAACTTTTTGTTATCAATTCCTGTATACCTGGCTTATTTAAAATAATCATATATAATCTAAAGTGCTGGCACTCAAGATCTTTCTACCCACCCCACTGCTCTTGAGTGTCCAGCATTATTATTATGGTATAATCATTGATATGTGCACACCAACAACAGAAAAATTTGGGGCCACCCCAGCAAACATTCAATGGGCTGTTGTCCGTGGAGACTATGCTTCATTTACAGTCTCATTTCTTGAAAATGACGAAGTTACAGAATTTGATACAGATGGCTGGGAGTTTTCTGCTACAGCATATGACCCAACCACAGACGTACTTGATGAATTAGAAGTTTCCGTTGACGGTTCTGTAATTACTGTTAGCGCCCCTGCTTCTATAACTGAAAATTGGGGAACTACGTACAGATCAGTAGTTGCAGAATTATCTTTTGACCTACAGGCAGTAATCCCAGATGGATTATCGACAATTACCTGGACTCCAGTAATTGGAACAATCTGTGTGCTTGGAGATGTTTCTCCAGTATCTGCAAGAGGTACAATCGGTGGAGTATCATAAATGATAATTAAAATTAAAGACGTTAATCCTAAACTTCCACCACTTATAAAAGTTAACGGTACTATTTTTAAAGTAAAGAAATAACTTATGGCCATATCAAAAAATATGGATGCTCCAAAAACCAAATACTCTGAAGTAATTAAGTCAACAAAGAGTATAGAGTCTAGTGGTACTGAGTATGTTGCTGTTCCAGGCATTCAAGGAGAAAAAGGTGAAGTTGGTCCACAAGGACCCGTCGGCCCAGAAGGTCCTAGAGGCGAAAGAGGCATTCCAGGTAAAGACGGAAAAGATGGCCCACAAGGTCCTCAAGGCCCCAAAGGAGATCCTGGCAGAGGCGGGGGAGAAGGATATGAAAGTCCTTCAGGTCAATACCCAGGCTGGGCATACTATGAGAATAAAAACAAAAAACCATTATTTCTAGGACCTGATAGAGGAGACGATGGTTGGGTTAATATATTAATGGATGATGATGAGAACAATAATATTTTAAGGTTTCTTCCAGAAGGATCTGTTTCACTATGGAATCCAGTTACCCAAAGAATTAACTTTAAGCAACTTAAGGTGGGAGCCAAGGTAGATATTAGATATGATATAGCCTTAACTACCGACACAAATAGCACAGAGGCATGGATAAGGACATATATACCAAAAGTAGAGTCACCTACTGGATATATAGGAATGCTCAAGTATAGGTATCCATATGAAATGTCTATTCACCAAACCCTATATGTCGATTTATTAAAGATCAGATCAGAAGGAGCAATCATACAAGCAAGAGCAGATAACGAAAGTACCATTTTCCTAAAAGGTATGTATATTTCAGTTTCTTGATGGTATAATGGAACAGGAGGATAACAATGGCATTTCCAAGTACTTATGATTTTAACTATTACCGTGGTGACACTGCTCAATTTGTAGTCCGTCCTAAAAATGCAAATGATGGATCTTCATTTGATTTAGCAAATTATTCTGCAATTTTTACAATTGCAAACCAGAGAGGTTCTGCTGGAACACAGTATGTGGCCTCTGCAGTTGTTAATACAGCAACTGACATTGTTACATGTACAATTACTCCAACTGTTGGCCGAACACTTGCTGCTGGATCATATGTCTATGATGTTCAAATTACAGACGAATCACCAAATCCAGATGTTATTTATACAATACTTACTGGAACAATAACAGTCACAGACGATATCACTGGGGCAGTTTAATGCCAGACGTTTTGCTGTCAAATGATGATATTACCGTTTTAGGACCTCCAGAGTTAGTAGAAGTTCTAGTTGATATTGGTCCAACAGGACAACGTGGCAGTAAATTTTTTGTTGGAACTGGAGAGCCAAACTCTTTAACAACAAGTGGTACTATTTTTAGTGAAACAATAAACCTATATGATATGTATATTAACTCAGCACCTGGAACTAACTACGGATATCTTTATCAATATATTTCTGAGACTGGTGGAAACACCTGGGTTCAGGTTTTAAAAATTTCTCCAACCTTATACTCTAAGAGACACACAGTAACCTTTGCTTCAGGAGAGGCCTCAATATCTATTCCTATAGCCAATATAGTAACAGTTTCTGGAACCCCCCTTACTGCATCTAATTTTAATGTTCAGTACAGTATTGAAAATACTGCTCCAATTGCTTCTTCAGTTGAGATCCCCGCACTTGCAGGGGCTGGAACAAATCTAGTAGTTAATCTCAATGCAGCAAGGTATGCAAGCAGTGCTTGGTCTAACCTAACAGGAGAGGTAACGGTACATCTGTTTATAACTGTAGTTATCTAATTATGGTATAATCTTGATGAGGTGAAAATATGGCAGTAGAATCAATCGGCAGTTTAGTACCAACAAAAATTCCAGGCTTGTCAAACCAAGCAGATATTCAGGCTGCTTTAAGAATTTACCATTACGGATCAGAATCATTTGATACAGCAGAAACTGATCCAACAGAATTAATAAATCCTTCCATAGCCTATACAATAAATGACCTTCAAGATCAAATTGACGCTATATCTGGTGGTAGTGCAATTCAAGCAACAAGTTTTAATGCTAAAGGAGATCTGCTTTCAGCATCAGCAAATGATACCTTGGCTGTTTTATCAGTAGGATCTAATGGTAAATATCTTACAGCCAATAGCGCAACAGCAACAGGCCTTGAGTGGACAACACTTGATTTATCAACAACACTAAAACAAACAGACTTTAGCGCTAAAGGAGACATTCTTGCTGCTTCAGCGGACAACACTTTATCTGTTTTACCTGTTGGAACTAATGAAAGACGATTAGTTGCAGATTCTGCCGAAACAGCAGGATTAAAATATGTTCCAGACACAACTAACTATGCCATTGCAGCAAAAGGCGATCTTTTGGTGGGAACTGCTGCAGATACTGTTGCTCCATTAACAGTTGGAACTAATGGCCAGATTTTAATTGCTGATTCATCAACAGCCACAGGATTAAAGTGGGGTGCAGATACTGGGAAAGTGGTTCAAATAGTTAGAGGTTCAACAAGTAGTATAGTTTCAGCAAGCATCAGTTCGGACACATATGTAAGTACTGGATTAAGTGCTACAATTACTCCAACATCGGCATCAAATCAGATTTTAGTTTTTGTTAATCAAAACGGTGTAAGAAGGCCTCCTGGAGGAACCGCAGACTTTGGATTAGCATTTAAGGTTCTTAGAGGAGCAACTCAAATAGGAACCTTTGGAGGATCAACTATATATACTGGAACTACTACAACTGGCGCAGGAGGAGATGTTGGGGCAACTTTTATTGATAGCCCTGGATCAACTTCTGCACTAACCTATAGCGTTACTGCTGGAAGATCAGTAGCAGAATCAAATGGTGTTCCTCAAACAGCCTTTATGTATTTTCAATGGCTAAGTGGAGAAAGTACTATATTGTTAATGGAGGTAAGACCATAATGGTTGAATTTACTGAAGTACTTCATTATCTGTCTCCAGGAAGATCTTTCTATTCTACTGGAGAAACGTATGAAGATATTATTTGGGAAGAGGGTAGTCCTAGATTTACCAAGGAAGAGTTCTTGGAAACATTTGAAACTTTAGAAGTTCTTAAAAATCAAAAAAATGAAGCACGCATATCTGCTTTAACTAAATTACAATCTTTAGGATTAACTGAAGATGAAGCAAAAGCAATAATGGGCAACTGACCCATGTCATTAAAAACTAACATTTAATTAGTGATATAATGATATCATATTATCTTAGGAGTAAGTAGTGGCCATTTCAGTATTTCCAGTAGCATCTTCATCAGGTGGAGTTCCATCTTATGCTATAACGGCAGCAGCAATTAATACTCAATATAAAGTTATTCAAGCACTTGCTGCTGGAACATATTCAGTAACGACCTCTCCAACATCTGTTGTCGCTAGCGTACAATTTTTTAATGCTTCTGGAGTACTTGCTAATGTAACAACATCCTCTGGCTCCATAACAGCAAACCTTGCATCGGCTGCTACATACTATGTAGTTTCAATCACATCAAATCCTGGTGCATCGGTAACGGTAACTTATCAGTCAGCAGCAGTTACTGGAACATCTATATCTGGAACACTCGATACAATCACAACAACTGGAACATATAATCAAACAGGACCAGTATATGTAGTGGCAATCGGTGGCGGTGGTGGAGGTTCTGGTGGTTGGGGATATATTAGTGGTCCTAACTATACAGCAGGTGGTGGCGGTGGAGGTGGAGGTTCAATAGCAACATATTTTGGAACACTTAATACACCAATTTCTGTAACTATCGGTAGTGCAGGAAACGGTGGTGCAGGTGGCGGATTTGGAACCAGTGGTAACAGTGGAGGTCAAACTTCATTTGGAGGTTTAGCAGTTGCGAATGGAGGAAATGGTGGGCAGTCTTCTCAAAGCGTTGGTGGCAATGCAGGTGGAGGGCAAGGAAAAGTTGAAAACAGCGGAAGCCAAACTGGTGGTGGCTCACCTGGTTCTGCTGTAACTCCTAATCCATATCTTTCTGTAATATCTGGAACAAATGGAGGCGGTGGTGGTGGTAGTGCAGCAAATAATAACACCACAACCGCACAACCAGGTGCTGTTGGTGGAGGCTCTGGTATTGGAACTGGTGGAACTGGTGGGTCAAGCGGAACTTTATATGCGGCAAGTGGTACAGGAGGAAATGCTACTGGATATGGTGCAGGCGGTGGCGGAGGTGCTGGAATATTAGCCGAAGGTAAATCTGGTGGCTCTGGTTCTTCAGGCGTTGTATATGTTTTAAGAGGATTTTAAATAAACTTTAAACAAATAAAAAACCCCAAAGGAGAAATCCAATGGGGTTCTTTACTTTAATGGTTATAAGTGCTCATGTGGAAATTTCTTTAACCACCTCTGGACAGAGACAGTTTTAGCATATTTCCAAGACTTCCAGTCTGTTCCACCCTTGGTCATGTGGAATGCAATTTTTGCATTTTTTACTGGGTTAAATAACTCAGCGTTAGCGTTTAGGTCAAATTTTTCTCTACGATCAGGTCCCAAGATTCCGATCATATTTATTTGGAATACCCCATAAGAACTGTCTCCAGTCTTAGCATTTCCATTAAATGCAAAAGGTCTTCCGTTTGACTCTGCCTTGGCTACAGCCCAAGCAGTCTTTAGACCCTTTCCAGTAAAGCCTACAGCCTTCAATAATTCAACAAGTTCATAGTCTGTTAAAGACGAAGCATTTTTATACTTTGCCAAAACTGAAACATTTTTTGGCTTAGAAACCAAAAAGGCCGACTTAGGGTCGGCGGGGACAGTCTTAGACGTATTAATTAGTAAATTATTTTCAGTTGTATTAGATATTGCGTTAGCAGAATTACTTATAGGTGCAAGCAATCCAACTAATGATAGGATTCCAATCCAAGCCTTCTTGTCTCTTCTCATCAAATAAACCTCCTAGAAACAAAAGCACCAGTTGTCTGGTGTTACTACCAAGTATAACATGTTTTTGCCCAAAAAGTCCAACTTTTGACATTTTTATTAAATTGTTATAAAACCGTAAGTATGAAGTGGTATAATGGTAAATACTATGGCTACAGGTTCAACAACAACTTACGATATTCCTTATCCACTATCTAGTGATCCAGTAAATGTTCACGAGGATATTCAGTCATTGGCTGAAACTATTGAATCTTTGCTTGGAACTATTGGTCCCGCATATCACACACTTGAGGTAACAAATAATAGTGGATCTTCTATTGCTAAAGGAGATCCTGTTTATATTTCTGGGTATGGAACATCAAAACCAGCAGTAGCAAAATGTGATTCAGATGACTTAACAACATTTCCAGTACTGGGGTTAGCAACAACAGCAATATCAAATAGTTCTGATGGAATTGTTTTGTTATCTGGAATATTCTCAAACATTAATACTAATGCTTACAATGTTGGAAATAAAATATATGTTGCTAATGGTGGTGGACTAACAGCAACAATTCCAGCAACAGGTTCTGGAGTAGTGGCGGTAGTGTTAAAGAAAAATGCCTCAACAGGTATATTACTAGTAGGACAACCAAAGGGTAATGGCTCTTGGGGATCACTGAAAGCAGGGTTATCATAATGGCAGTTTATAGAGGTCAAGGCGCATCTACATATGATATTGGTGAAGCACCACCATTTGTTAATTGGACCATTGTAAAGGGCGATACAGCCTCTTTTAGGGTTTATCTAACAGATGATGCTAAACAGCCTCTAAACATTCCTGACTGGGATATAGAAGCGGAATTTAAAAGACCAACTACTCCAGTTGACCCACAAGTAATTACAGACACTGCAACTTTGATTTTTACCCTTACTCCAGAGCAAGATTTAGAAGATGCTGATGGTGAGTTTAAGGTTAACCTAACTGCTGCACAAACCGCACAATTAAGAACCAATGATATTTTTGATATTGAATTACGTCTTCCACAGAACACACTTGTTTGGACAGTTGCTCAAGGGAAGATTATTCTCCTTGAGGATGTTACAAACTAATGGCATCAGTTGTTATAAATAGCAATACCCCAGTTTTTACAAGGGTTATTGAAAAGGTATCTTTCCCAACGGTAGAACTTTCTGAAGAAACTCGTGGGGTAAGTATAAACTCTGTACTTCCATTTAGAATAAGGTTTACTGCAATACAGGTCCCCACATCTCTTGGCAACATACCAGCAATTCCTTTACAGGTTATTGGTTTTTCTAACTATATACTTTAAAATATATGATATAATTCCAGTATGGCTAAATTATCAATCTCAAGCATTAAGTCTCTGTTTCAGACTGGAGACCGTCCAACTCAGGCAAACTATGAAGATTTGATTGACAGTACCTCTGCAAGATCAACAGACCTTGGTTCAGATGGTAACAATGAAGTTACAATTAACGGCATTGAAAATTCAACAATTTTTGATAACTTTTTAGCAAGTGAGTGGAGATCAGTAAAATACATGGTCTCAATTAAAAAGACTTCTGGTGGTGCAAATAAGTATTGGGCCACAGAATTAACCATAGTCCCTGACAATACAGATGTAAGCGTCAGCGAATATGGAACGGTAGACAATGATGGGAATATTGGCACCATCTCCGTGTCTAGAGCAGGAGATACAGTTTCATTAACTGTAGTTCCAGTGGGTGGACAAACCCCGATTACCTTGCGCTATTTGCGTATTGGTTTGAAGGCTTAGTTAAGGAGATAAAATGGCAACAGTAACAAAAGACTTTAGAGT